CGCCGTAGCGCTCGCGCTCGCGCTCGTGTTCGTCGCCGTCCTGGCGGCGGTTGGCAACGCGAGCCCGCTGGCACGTGAGTGTGGCGTCACCATGCCCTGCTATGGCGCGGAAGCGGCGACCGCCCGCGGCTCGCGCGCCGCTCGCCCTGGCCGCGGCGTCGTTCACGGCGGACGCCCGGAGGCGTGCCGCGTGTCGATCAAAGGTCGGTTGATCCCGTGGTGCGGTTGCTGGCTGGCGCTGCGCAAGGGCATGCGCGACCGGGCGCTGTGGCTCGCGCGGAATTGGGCGCGTGTCGGGAAGGGCCTGGCTGGGCCGCGCGTCGGCGCGGTGGTCGTGTGGCGGCATCATGTCGGCATTGTCACCGCGGTCGATGGCAAGCGCATTCGCGTGCTGTCCGGCAATGACGGCAACGCGGTTCGTGAACGGTGGCGCTCGATGGCTGGAGTGATCGCGTGGCGAATGATCTGAACGAGCCAACGTCGCCAGAGGAAGTCGAGCACGCGGAACTCAACAAAGCGTTCCGCGAAGTGTTCGCACTCGCGGCCGGCAAGCGCGTGCTGTTCTGGATGCTCGAACAGTGCGCGATTTACGAGGACGCCTTTGCCGGCGAACTCACGAACGCAACGAACTACACGCTCGGGCGACAGTCAGCGGGCCGTCGATTGATCGGCAAGCTCGATGAGATCGACCCGCGCATGTACCCGCAACTGCTCAAAGACGTGGCGAATATCCGAGACATCGACCGCGCGGCGGCAAAGTCGCTCGCGCAAAAACAGGAGCCAGAAGATGACGATCTCTAACCGTTGGAAGTTTGCGCCGCTGTGGAACACGGGCGAGGGTAGCGGGGCCGCTGCTGGCGGCGATGGCGCGGCGGGTGGCGAGGCCAAGACGCCTGAAAGCGTGCTGTTTCCCAAGGAAGGCGAGGGGACTGGCGACGGCAACGCGACCGGCGCGGAAGGTGCCGACAAGACGAAAGGCGAAGGCACGGGCGACGGCAATGCCGAGTGGAAAGAGTACGTCGCGGACCCGAACAAGTCCGACGATGAGAATGCGCGCCTGAAAGCGGAGCACGACAAGACCAAGCCCGCCGAAAAGAAAGACGACAAGACCGCCGACGCCGACAAGGTGCCGGAGGATGGCAAGTACACTCTGACGATGCCAGAGGGCGTGGAAGTCGATCAGGAATTGCTCGATGCGCTCGGCCCGGACCTCAAGGAACTCAACCTCACGAACGGTCAAGCCCAAAAGCTCGCCGACAAGTTCGCCAAGGTCCAGCAGGATCGCGTGGCGAAGCGGACGAAAGAATGGGGCGAGCGCGTCCAGAAATGGGCCGATGACGCGAAAGCCGACAAAGACATCGGCGGCGACAAGTGGGACGGCACGGTGACGGCCGCGCGCCGCGCGATCGACAATCTCGGGACGCCAGCACTCAAAGAATATTTGGAGGTGACTGGTGGCGGCAACCATCCAGAAGTTATCCGCATCTTCGCGAAGGTCGGATCAATGATCCGCGAGGATGATCCGGCCGGAGGCGGCGCGGGTGGGTCGGGCAAACCCGCCGATCCGGCGCACGTTCTGTTTCCGAACGACGCACCGAAAGGGTGAACACGACTATGGCGACCATCGGCAACTCCTACCCGTCGCTGATTGATGCTTACAAGGGTTCCGCGGAAGGGACCGTTGTCGAAATCCTCAATCAGCAGAACCCGATCCTCGACGACGCAATCGCGACGCAGTGCAACATGGACGCGGTTCATCGTCACATGATCCGCACCGGCTTGCCGTCGGTTGCGTGGGGCCGTCTCTATCAGGGCGTGCCGCAGTCCAAGGCGAGCATGCAACAGGTCGATGACACGACCGGCTTTCTCGAAGCCTATTCGTCCATCGACACGCGCTTGCTCAAGCTCGCGCCGGACCCGGCGAAGGCGCGTCTCGTGGACAGCGCGCCGTTCCTGGAAGCCATGAACCAGGAAATGGCGACGGGCATCTTCTACCACGACACGGCGACCACCCCGGAGAAGTTCAAGGGGCTCGCGGCGCGCTACAACGTGATCGGCGGGAACGGAATCGGCCGTCAGGTCATCGACGGCGGCGGTTCCGGTTCGGACAACACGTCCATCTGGTTCGTGACGTGGGGCGATCACGCATCCTCGCTGCTCTATCCCAAGGGCACGAAGGCCGGCGTCGGCATCGAGGACAAGGGCGAACAGCGCGTTCTCGATGCTGCCGGGAACCCGTACTACGCCAAGGAAACGTACTTCTGCTGGCACATCGGCATGTTCGTGAAGGACTGGCGTTACAACGCCCGTATCGCGAACATCGACGTATCCGCCATGCAGTCCGGCTCCGTCGATCTGTGGGCGCTACTGCGCAAGGCGTACTATCGCCTCCAGAGCCGTCGCCGCGATGCGATCTCCAGCCGTATCGCGATCTACATGAACCGCGACGTGCTGGAAGTGCTCGATGCGCAGTCGAGCGACCGCGCCTTGCTCGCGGCGAACCCGAACTACACGGGGCTTGGTCACGCGCAAGTCGAGGGCAAGGAAGTCCGCACCTATCGCGGCATCCCCATCCGCGAGACGGACGCGATCCTCAACACCGAGGCGGAAGTAGCCGACGCCGCGTAATCGTGGTGCCCCGCCTGAAACATGGCGGGGCGCTTCCTCTCTCCCAAGCGCCTAACTGAAAGGCACCCGACTATGATTTTCGACAAGACCCTCCTGCTGTCGGACGCGCAGGCTGTCACCGCCGATGCCGCCAGCACCAACGTGATTGATCTCGGGGCGACCGGGACGATCTACGGCGCGACGGGCGCAATGACGCGCGACATCGGCAAGGGCAAGCCGATCCCGCTGCTCATCCAGGTAGTCGAGGACTTCGACAACCTGACCACGCTGGAGATCAAGCTCCAGGTCGATAGCGTCGAGAACTTCGCGTCGCCCAAACAGGTCGCCACCACGGGCGCAATCGCCCTGGCCGATCTCGTTGCCGGCGCGATCATGAACCTGGAGTTCATCCCGCGCGGCGCGGATGAACGCTACCTGCGCCTCTACTACGACGTGACGGGCACCGCGCCGACCGCGGGCAAGATGACCGCCGGCGTCACCATGGGCAACCAGTCGAACGGCTAAGGCCGTTCGACGCTGCGGTCACTGCAAAAGGAACCACGCCTATGGCGAAGGTAATGGCAACTGAAAAAGGCTTCTTCGGCGGCATCGTCCGCGAGATCGGAGCCGTGTTCGTTGTTCCCGATGAAGTCTGGAACGACGCCAAGCGCCGCCCGAAATGGTGCGTGCCGGCCGCATTCGGCGGCAAGGGCGACCACGACGGCGACGGGAAGCCCGGCGGCTCGAAGCCGGTGAAGGCACCTGCCGGCGACGACGACAAGAAGTCGGGCAAGGCTGTGACCGTTCCCGCGGATTGGCAGAACCTGTCAGCGAAGGATCGCAAGGCGCTTGCGGAGGCGATCACGGGCGAGAAGCCGGCGAACGTGAAGGATGCCGACACCGTGATCGCAGCGTACATCGAGGGGCAGCGCGAGCCGTTCGATGATGCGCCGGAGCCGCAGACCGTGGCGCTGGCGCAGAAGGCGGTAGGCGGGGCACAGCCCGATTGGGTTGCGCCCACGGAAGCGCCCAAGGCCGTTGACGCTTAAACGCGAAGGGCGCTCGCGCCCTTCCATTCCCTCTACGGTGTCGAACGATGGCCGCGACGTTCAACGATCAGCGCGTGCTCGGCGTACGTCTCGTGAGTGACGGCGAAACGCTGTTCAACCAGCGCCCGGTCATCGGCATCGTCGAGGCGGCGGACGGCGTTCTGTTCGTCAACAATCTGCGCGTGCTCGGCATCGACGTTCTCGATGCCGACACCGCCATCCATAACGATCAGCCGGTGCTCGGGGCAGTGCTGATTGGGGATGGTCGCACTCTCTACAACAACAGCCTCGTGATCCCCGTCAGCGTGGTTAGCGGGACGCTGCAATGAAGCTGACCAGTCTCAAGCAGAAGTATTCGGACATGGGCAAGCCGTCGAAATCGTCGGCGTCCGATGAATACTATCCGTCGCTTTACCTGGAGGAAAAGCAGATCGAGGCCATGGGCATCGACGCCGTGCGCGTTGGCACGGAAATGAACATGCTCGCGAAGGTGCGCGTCGCCAGTGTCAGCGAAAGCAAGGGCGGCGCTCGCACGATGTCATTCGAGATCGTCGAGGCGGGTATCGCGCCGGCCGAAAGCGCGCCGGATGCCGCGTCCATCCTCTATCCGAACGAGAAGGCTGGCGGATGACGTCCGTCGTCGCGATCTGCAATCTCGCTCTCTCGAACCTCGGCAAAGATAACATCAGCGATCTTGCCGAGGCGAGCGCGGAGGCGCGCGCGTGCAATCAGTTCTACGCGCACACGCGCAACCTGCTTTTGCAGTCGTATCCGTGGCGCTTCGCCGGCAAGACCGCGGCGCTCGCGGAGATCACGAACACGAAAGTAGGTGCGTGGGAATACGCCTATCAGCGGCCAACGGACTGCCTCAAGGTGCGCTGGTTGCGCCGTGAGTATTCGACCACTGACACGTCGCCGCAGACGCTTCAAGAGGAAGTCGCGAACCCTTACGAAATCGAGGGTACGTCGATCTACTGCAATCTGTCGCCCGCGTTCCTGCGCTACACCGTTCTGCTCGCGGACCCGACCAAGTATTCCCCCCTGTTCACGGAGGCACTGGCTTGGCACTTGGCGGTGCGGCTCGCCATGCCGATGACGCGCGACCCAAAGGTTCGCGCCGACGCTCTGGATGTCGCGAGGATCGCCGCAGCGCAGGCCGCGGAAGCTGACGCGAACGAGGTCCGGGAAACGTCCGACCACGAAAGCGAGTTCGTGACGGAGCGCGGTTGATGGCGACGCTTCGCGCATTTCAGCCATCGTTCACTGCCGGGGAGTTGTCGCCGGCATTGTGGGCGCGCGTCGATCTCGCGAAGTACGGTAGTGGGCTCAAGACCGCGCTCAACTTGTTCATCCATCCGCACGGCGGGGCATCGAACCGCGCCGGCCTGGAGTTCATTCGGGAAGTGAAGAACAGCGCGGACACCACGCGCATGGTCCCGTTCGAGTTCAACACCGAACAAGCCTACGTGCTGGAGTTTGGCGATCTCTATTTCCGCGTGATCCGGGACGGTGGCTTGATCCTGAATGGCGATGATCTGCCTTACGAGGTCACAACGCCGTACTCGAAAGATGACGTGCGCGATCTCGTGTTCGTGCAAGAGGCTGATGTCATGTACATCTGCCATCCCGATCATGCAGTGCGGAAGCTCGCGCGCCTTGCCGACGACAATTGGACGTTGACGGAGGTCACGTTTGCTCCGTCAACGGCCGCGCCGACCGGTGTGTCCGCAACCGTCTATGTGGGAGGCACGCCCGCGACCGCTTACACCTATGTCGTTTCGGCGGTGAACGATGAAAGCGGCGAGGAAAGTCTGCCGTCAAGCTCATCGGCGGTGGCGAACGATTTGTCGGTTGCGGGGAACAAGAACCAAATCGCGTGGAGTGCGGTGACCGGCGCGAGCCGCTATATCGTCTACAAATACGACAACGGCGTCTATGGTTACATCGGCGGGACTTCTGGCCTCTCCTTCATTGATGACAACATTGTTCCCGATCTTGCGGACACGCCGCAGTCGGCGCGCAACCCCTTCAATGCGGCCGGCAAGTATCCGCGCTGCGTTACGTTCGTGGAGCAACGCCTTGCCTTCGCGTCCACGAAAGACGATCCGCAGGCTGTATGGCTGTCGCAGTCCGCGAACTATGAGAACTTCGGCTATTCCCAGCCGTCGAAAGCGAGTGACGCCGTAACGTTTCGGATCAAGGCGCGCGAGGTCAACGAAATCCGCGGCATGATCCCGATGCGCGGATTATTGCTGCTCACTTCCGGCGCGGAGTGGGTAGTCTCCGGCGGCACGCAATCCGACGCGATCTCGCCGTCCGCAGTGAAGATCGACAATCAAGGCTTCCGCGGCGCGGCCAAGGTCCAGCCGATCATTGTTGGCAACACGGTGCTGTTCGCGCAAAACCGCGGCGGCGTCGTGCGCGACTTCTCCTATCAGTACACGGAGGACGCGTTCGTTGGTCGCGATCTGACGATCCTGGCCCGCCATCTTTTTGAGAACAAAGACATCGTGTCGTGGGCCTATTCGCAGGCTCCGTACTCCATCGCGTGGGTGGTGCTGGATGACGGATCGCTCGTCTCGCTCACCTACATGAAGGAACATGAAGTGTGGGCCTGGACGCACCACGAAAGCGAGGCCGGCGCATTCTTCGAGGACGTGATCGTGATCTCGGAGGGGAAGGAGAACGTGCCGTATTTCATCGTACGGCGGACCATCAACGGCGAAACGAGGCGGTTCATCGAGCGCCTTCACACGCGCGTGTTCGCGACCGTTGAAGATGCGTTCTTCGTCGATTGCGGCCTGACCTATGAGGGCGACGCCGCGACCACGATTTCCGGTCTAGACCATCTTGAGGGCGAGGAAGTGGTTGCGCTCGCGAATGGCAACGTGGTGCGCGGCCTGACGGTTACGGGTGGCGAGGTCACGCTTCCCAACGCAGCGACGAAAGTGCATGTCGGTCTACCGATGACGGCTGCGCTGCAAACCCTCGATCTCGATCTCGGACAGGTGCAGGGACTTGGCACCGTCCAGGGGCGCAAGAAGTCGATCAGCGAGGTCGTGCTTCGCGTCGAGGCGACGCGCGGCATCTTCGTCGGCCCTGTCGATGGCGACCGCTCAAGCGCCAAGCTGGTCGAGTACAAGCAGCGTTCCACGGAGGCGTGGAATGAGGCGATCAAGCTCTACACGGGCGATCTTCACATTACGCCGCATTGGGACTGGACGGATGGCGGCAACGTGTGGATCAAGCAGTTTGACCCGCTGCCCATGACGATCCTCGGCGTCATGCCGGACGTGACCGTGGGGCGGTGATGGGTGCTCCGGCAAGGATCGAAATCGTCCGCGCGCGTCCGTCTCATGTCCGCACCATCGCGCGCCGGATGCGGCAGGCGGATCGTGACGAGGTTATGGCGGCTGGCGGCAAGTCTCCGCGGCATGCCCTGGCGTTCTCCTTGAGCAAGTCGTCGCTGGCCTACACGGCGCTGGTGAACGGCCGGCCGGAAGTGATGTTCGGCGTCGGGGACATCAACATTCTTGCCGGCATTGGTGCGCCCTGGCTGCTCGGCACCGATGCCGTCGAGCGGCACCATGTTGCGTTTCTGCGGCAGTCGGTGGGTTGGCGTGGGCAACTGTTGGCGCGCTACCGGGTTCTTCGAAACTTCGTCGATGACCGGAACGCCGTCTCG